CCAACTTAGGCTTGAAGCCCAATTGGGATATAGCAGAGAACCCACTGCCTTGGCTAGATTGGGTGTTAAATGGCGACTCATTCAAGAATTTCTTTGAAGGTCGCGTAACGGATTACTCAGCTGACGGCATGTCAGGTGACTCATGGGGATGGTAAACATGTCTAGAAAAGAACGTAAGCAGAAACCTAAGCGTGAAGTGAAAGAGAAGTTTATTGAAGAGCGCAATACCCGTGCCGTTTTAGTGGCTAAGACTACGAAGCAGGCGCGTTACATTGAAGCAATTAACAACTACACACAGACCATCAGCCTTGGGTGTGCTGGCACAGGCAAAACATATGTCGCAGCTACCCTTGCATCTCAACTATATCTCAAAGGAACTATCGATAAGATAATCCTGACGAGGCCCAACGTGCCTAGCTCTCGTAGCTTAGGTTCATTTCCCGGGACTTTAGAAGAGAAGATGGCTCCGTGGACAGCTCCAGTGGTTGATGTCCTTAAGAAACATCTTGGCGGTGCTTACGAAAATGCTGTACGAAACAAAGCGATTATCGTAGCACCATTTGAAACCATGCGTGGTGCTTCATTCAATGATGCGTTTGTGATTATGGATGAGGCTCAGAATACAACACCTGAAGAAATGCAGATGTTTGTAACGCGCATCGGTGATAACTGCCGCATCGTGATAAACGGTGACATTAAACAATCTGATATTCGTCAGACAAGTGGACTTGCCAAACTTATTGAACTTGCACAGAAATTCAACTTACCTGTCCCTGTTGTGGAATTTGGTATTGAAGATGTTGTGCGTAGTAAGGAATGTAAGATGTGGATAGAGGCCTTTGATAGGCACAAAGAACACTAATGCTGCATGAGTAATACGCAGACGCGGGGTGGTCGGGCGATGCTTTTCATAGAATGAATGAACTGACTTCTTTCCCGTAAGGGTATTGTATCCGTCAAACCACCCGACCCTTGCGTCAAGGTATTACTCATTCTATTTAAGCGCGCACATTATAGCTTGACATAATCCCACTTGACAACAATAAAGTACACTAAAGTTGCACCATAAGGGTAAGAAAATGAATGATTTAAATGATTTAACAACATTCCCATATATACCTCTGTCGCTTCTAGAACATCTTGAACAAATCATCCCCGATTGTGTTCCTGAATTAGAAGATACTGAGCGGGAAATATTCGCCCATGTAGGAGCTGTTAATGTGGTACGCCTCCTGCGTATCCATTGGGATGCTCAAAATGAAACTGAAATAACGGAGCATTAGAATATGTGTTTTGGCTCAACCCCGAAAGCACCACCACCTCCACCACCTCCTGCTGACCTAGCACCTGAAGTCCCAATGATTGGACAGAATGGTGATGCGGATAGTAGACGAGGACAATCCAGCCGTAAGAAGAAAGGCACTAGCTCTCTACGCATTGAGCGTCAAGTAGGCGGTACTTCTTCCACAGGTACTAACATTCCAACCAAGTAGGACACTATGACCTCTATTCGCCAACGATATGAAAAGTTGGAGACATTGCGGAACCCTTTCCTTACGAGAGCTAGAGAGTGCAGCAAGCTGACTCTCCCGACTCTAGTCCCTGAATCAGGCCATAACGCCACTAGCAAATTTGATACACCCTTTCAGGGTATAGGTGCGCGTGGTGTGAACAACCTCGCCTCAAAGCTATTGCTAGCGTTAGTGCCTCCTAATAGTCCGTTCTTCCGTTTAACGGTTGATGACTTTAAGTTACAGGAACTCACCCAGCAAGAAGGTGCTAGGGCTGAAGTGGAAGAAGCATTGTCCTCAATTGAACGTGCAGTGATGTCTGAGATTGAATCCAGCTCTGTGCGTATTGCTACCTTTGAAGCTCTTAAGCATCTACTGGTAGCTGGTAACGTCTTACTGTACCTCCCTGAAAAGGAAGGTGGTATGCGTGTATTCCACATGGACAGGTACGTCATCAAGCGTGACCCTATGGGCAATCCGCTTGAGATGATTACCAAAGAAGACATCTCACCTGAAACACTTGCTCCTGAACTACAAGCCTTATGTGGTATTGATAGTGAGAAAGAAGATGGTGGTGAGCATGAATCAGTAGAATTGTACACCCGTGTCATCCGTGATGGTAAGAAGTGGAAGGTGAGCCAAGAGCTTAAAGGACAGATTGTCCCTGACTCTGAAGGTACTTATCCTTTAGACAAGACTCCATGGATTCCTTTGCGACTCTCTCGTATTGATGGTGAATCATGGGGCCGTGGTTATGTTGAAGAATACCTAGGTGACTTGAAGTCGCTAGAGACTTTGACACAAGCCATTGTTGAAGGTTCTGCAGCAGCAGCTAAAGTTCTGTTCTTAGTCAGACCTAATGGCACAACCCGTGCGCGGGTCTTAGCTGAAGCACCTAATGGAGCAATCCGTGAAGGTGATGCTAATGACGTAACCACACTTCAAGTGCAGAAGCAGGGCGACTTCCAGATTGCCTATCAAACTGCACAGGAAATCAAAGAGCGATTAGCTTTCGCATTCTTGATGAACTCATCAGTACAGCGCAACGCTGAACGTGTAACAGCTGAAGAAATCCGCTACATGGCAGGAGAACTTGAGGATGCCCTAGGTGGTATCTACTCAATCTTGTCACAGGAATTCCAGCTGCCTTTAGTAAACCGCTTACTTTTACAAATGCAGAAGCAACGCAAAGTTCCTTCGCTGCCTAAAGGTATTGTACAACCCACAATCGTGACAGGCTTAGAAGCACTAGGCCGAGGCCATGATTTAAACAAACTTGCAGCCATGTTAGAACAGCTTGGTCAGCTAGGCCCAGAGACACTCATGAAGTACATGAACATCGGTGATTATATCTCCCGTGTTGGTACGTCATTGGGTATTGATATGAAAGGCCTGATTAAGTCTGACGAAGAAATTCAACAAGAAGCTCAACAACAGATGATGCAACAAACAGGGCAGCAATTAGCGCCTCAAGCATTTGATGCTGTTAAAGAGCAGATGATGGCACAACAACCCCAAGGAAATGAACAAGCATAATGGTAGAAACAGTAGAGATTAGGCAAGAGCCACAACCTGAAACACAAGAGCATGTAGATGCGATGGTGGCAAAGGCGGAAACTGCCCAACAAGAACCCCAGCAGGAGAACCTAGAATCCACTACGGATGACAGGCCTGAATGGTTACCAGAAAAGTTCAAGACACCTGAAGACCTCGCTAAATCCTATGCAGCATTAGAGAAGAAGATGTCTGGTGGCAAAGAAGCAGAAGAAGAAACTGCAGCCACTGAGACTGAGATTCCAACTGATGGCGTAGAAGAAGCAGTTGAGAACGCAGGCTTAGATTTCGATGCTCTTCAATCAGAGTATCAAGCAAATCAAGGTTTAACTGATGACACCTATGAATCACTGGCTAAGTCAGGAATTCCGCGTGAAGTCGTAGACTCATACATCGCTGGTCAAGAACAACTAGCCGCCTCAATGCGAACAAAGATGTTCGATAGTGTGGGTGGTGAAGAGACTTATACAACCATGATGGGATGGGCAAGTACGAACCTGAACGCTGGTGAAGTAGAAGCTTACAACGCAACTATGAATAGCGGTAACTCTGACCAGATTCAGATGGCTGTCCATGGTTTAAAAGCTCGTTATACAGCCGCCAACGGTAGTGACCCTAAGTTGATTAGTGGTGACACTGCTGCTGCAAATGCAGGTGGTCGCTTTGATAGCGTAGCTCAGTTAACCGAAGCCATGCGTGACCCTCGTTATGCGAAGGACTCAGCATTCCGGCAGAGTGTCCAGAACAAGCTCTCTAATTCCTCAATCTTGTAACAAAACACGGCCCTGTATTGGGCCATCCTTCCCCAAAGCCCCAAGCTATTAATGACAAAGAAACTGCGCCTCTGCGGAGGATAACGCTGTGGGCGGTTATTGAGTGCTGAAGCCTCAAGGAAACACAACACAAAACTTGAAACTTCAATCCTCATTAAAGGAAATTTTAAAATGACTAATGCAACTGTATCTCGTCTAGGCCAAAGCAATGGCGCTGGCGCAACTGATGCTCTATTCCTAAAGCTATTCGCTGGTGAAGTAATCACCCAGTTTGAAGAAAAGAACATCATGATGGGCTTACACCAAGTCCGTACTATCTCTAACGGCAAATCTGCTAGCTTCCCAGTAATGGGTACTGCATCTGCTGCTTACCATTCTGTTGGTGAAGAAATCACTGGCGGTTCTGTAAAGCATGCTGAGAAAGTAATTGCTGTTGATGACTTGCTTGTAGCACCAGCTTTCATCGCCTCACTTGATGAAGCTAAGAACCACTTCGATGTTCGTTCTACTTACACTTCTGAGTTAGGCAATGCGTTGGCTAACACCTTCGACAAGAACGCTCTTCGTATGGTAGTTAACGCTGCTCGTACTTCTGAGACTATCACTGGTACTGGCAAGTCTGGTACTCAAATCGCTAAGGCTAACTACACTACTACTGCCAACATCATCGCTGCTTTGTTTGAAGCTGCTGAAGAGATGGACGGCAAGGACATCCCAGCTGATGGCCGTGTAGCTGTTGTATCTCCTGCTATCTACTACAAGCTAGCACAAGACACCACAATCATGAACAAAGATTGGGGCGGTGCTGGTGTATACGCTGATGCTAAGGTTATCCGTGTAGCAGGTATTGCTATCGTGATGTCTAACCACTTACCTACAGGCTCTCAAACTGCCGTAGCTGGTGAGAACAACACTTATGCTGGTGACTTCACCAAGACTAAGGCTGTGGTATTCCATCAGTCTGCTATTGGTACTGTGAAGTTGTTGGACTTGGCTCTTGAGTCTGAGTACGACATTCGCCGTCAAGGCACTTTGTTCGTTGCTAAGTACGCAATGGGCAGTGGCGTTCTACGTCCAGAAGCTGCTATCGAACTTAAGACTTCGTAAGCATACATCAAGGGAACTTCGGTTCCCTTTTTTTTATCCTCTATATAAAGGACACGGTATGTCACTAGCACCTACGACTGAACTAGAAGCAGTCAACACAATGCTGAACACGATTGGTGAAGCACCCGTCAACACATTAGTTAACATGACTTCTGTGGATGCCATCACTGCTCTATCAGTCTTGCAATCAGTGAACCGTGAGGTTCAAAGCCAAGGGTGGTTCTTCAATTACGAATACAACTATCCGCTTACACCTAACCAAAATGGTGAGCTGTCTCTGCCTACTAACATCATGTCTGTGGATTCAAGCAATGTATCCCACAAGCATGACTTGGTACAACGCGGTTCTCGCGCCTACGACAGGCTCAACCATACATATATTTTCGATGAAGCGGTTAAATGTGACCTCATCCTCTTACTTAGCTTTGAGGAAATCCCAGAGGCTGCAAGGCGCTACATTGTTCTCCGTTCATCCCGTGTGTTCCAAGACCGCACACTTAGCTCTGACTCATTACATAACATGAATCGGGAAGATGAATACCAAGCACTAACAACACTACGCCTTATGGAATCAGAGAATGCAGATTACAACATTCTGACAGGAAACTCTGACGTAAGCCGAATCTTAATGAGGTAACACATGGGCCTAGTAAGTAGTTCAATACCTAACTTAGCTAACGGTGTATCCCAGCAATCTCCAAGTGTACGCCTGCTTTCTCAAGGTGAAGAGCAAGTAAATGCTTTTAGTTCAATCATCAGTGGTTTGCGTAAGCGCCCACCTACTGAACACATGGCTGACCTGATTACTAATGCTGGCTCCAGTGATGAATACTTCATCCACACTATCAACCGTGATATTAATGAACGGTACTTAGTCCTTGCCACTAACACAGCTTTGCGTGTGTTTGACTTTGCAGGCACTGAGTTCACTGTGAATACACCTGCTGGTTATTCCTATCTATCCACAGGTAACCCCTTGGTAGACTTTAAAGCAGTGACTATTGCTGACCACACGTTTGTGTTGAACAAGACAATCACCACTGCAGTATTACCAAGCACAACCACAGCTCCTTATCCTGAAGGTATCGTCCATGTTAAGCAGGGTAACTACTCGACAGACTATAAGGTCTTCATTGATGACGTAGAAAAGGCAAGCTTCACAACTGCAGAAGATATCAAGAGTGAGCTTAAAACTAACTACATCGCACAAGAACTGGGCAACCAACTCTCTGCTAACTGTGGCAACGTCTACACGCTCACGCTTAAAGGCAATGCTATCCGCATTCAACGGACAGATGGCTTTGATTTCACTTTAAGAACTGAAGATTCTTTCGGTAACTCAGCTTTGATTGCAGCTAAAGGCTCTATCCAAAAGTTCTCTGACTTACCACGCAGAGCATTCACAGGTTTCAAGATTGAAATCATAGGTGAGAAAGCTTCTGACAGTGATAACTATTACGTTGAATATGAAGAGAGTGATGACGCTGTAGGCATCTGGAAAGAAACCCTAGGCGATGGTGCTGATACCACTATTGATGATGCCACTATGCCGTGGACTCTTACCCGTGAGGCTGATGGCACATTCACGTTTGAACCTAATGAATGGGATGACCGTTCAGTAGGTGATGTGGATTCAGCGCCTGAACCTAGCTTCATTGGACGTAAGCTGAATGATGTGTTCTTTCATCGCAACCGCTTAGGCGTGATTGCAGATGAGAATGTTATCTTCAGTCGTTCAGGGAGTTACTTCTCATTCTACCCTGAGACTGTCACAACCTTACTGGCAACTGACCCTATAGATGTGGCTGTAAGTCATACCAAGGTGTCTATCCTTCGCCATGCGATTCCCTTTAACGAGACATTGTTACTGTTCTCTGACCAAACCCAGTTCATGTTGAATGCGGGTGACTCACTGACTCCTGAAACTGTGTCCATCAACCAGACAACTGAATATGAATCTAGTTTACAAGCTGAACCAGTTGGTGCTGGCGAGTATGTTTACTTCGCCACTAACCGTGAAGGTTACGCAGGTGTGCGTGAGTTCTTCGTACAGGCAGACACTTCAAGCAATATCGCTATTGATGCGACCCTCAATGTCCCTCGTTATATAAAAGGTAAAGCCACATCGCTGGTGTCCAATACCAACGAAGACATCTTGTTTGTGTTAACAGATGGTACGTTTGATACGCCTACCTGTTACGTTTACAAGTACCTGCGTAAGGACAGTCAAGCATTACAGGTGTCATGGTCCAAATGGGAATTCCCTAATTGTGACAAGATACTCAATGTAGGCACGATTGAATCCACAGCATTCTGGGTAATGAAGCGCGGCAACCGTGTAACACTTGAGAAGATGCAACTTCAAGAAGCTCCTGAATTCACACCTAGTGGTTCAATGGTTTACTTGGATGGTCTTCAATCAGCCAACTCACCATTGTCAGGCCAAGAGCTTGTCACTGTTGATGGCTTCCAGTATGCGGGATACCCGTACACGATGGCGTACACCTTCTCAACTCAGTACAAACGTACACAAGGTTTGGGAGGAAGTCAGTTGACTGATACTTCAGGCCGCTTACAGATGCGTCAGTTCAAGCTTCTCTATGAAGACACAGGCCATTTCACTGTCGAAACATCATCCCAAGGAAGTTCACATACCTACAGCTACACTGGCCTGCCTTTAGGCTTGCTGACGTTAGGAGAAGTGAGTACCGCATCAGGGGTGTTTGAGTTCCCAGTGCAGTCTAAGAATGACCGCTTAACGGTGACAGTGAGTAATGACTCCCATCACCCATCAGCTTTCCAATCAGCAGAATGGACAGCTTTCTACACCACCCGTTCTAGGAGAATCTAAATGGTAGCTCGCGTTAGGCCAGCAACAGTGAACGACTGTAATACGTTAGGCCCACGCTTGCGTCAGGCAGATAAGGAAGAGCTAAAACTCTCCTGTGGTTATGGGCCAATCACGGCCCTGACCCTATCCATGAATGCCTCTGATACAGCCTATGTGGCTGTTGATGAGGATGATATTCCCTTTGCAATGTTCGGTGTTGTAGACACATACCAGGATTTCATTGGAGTCCCGTGGATGCTAGGCAGTACGGGCATCTACAAACATGCCACCCAGTTCAAGCGTGAATGCAAGGATTGGCTGGCAACCATCTCACAGGACTATCAAGTCCTTGTGAATTATGTACACGCTGATAACCACAAAGCCATCCGTTGGCTTAAGTGGATTGGCTTCCAAATGATTTACCTTGACCCTGAATACGGGGTAGGTAAAGCACCATTCTATGAATTCGTAAAGGTGAATGAAAATGTGTGACCCGATTCAAGTATTCGGAGCAATCATGTCTCATGGTGAGAAACAACGACAGACCGATGAACAGAACAAACGCGCCCGTGAAGACTACTTCCAGAAGGTGAAGCAGACTCAGTTAGCAAAGATGCAGACTCATGCTCAAATGACTGACCAACTATTCCAAGACACTCTCGTTGCCAAGCAAAACCAAGCAATGGCATATGCAGGTGCTGAATCATTCGGTGGTTCATTAGTAGGCCGTCTAGTCCGTAACCAGCAAGCAACGGAAGCGCGTAACAAACATAACATCGAGCAGAACTATTCGATGGATGTACAGCAGAAGCAATATGAGATGCAGGGTTATCAGACCCAATCTCACGGACGTTTACGTGAAGGCCCAAGCTTCATCCCCGTAGGCCTTGAGCTTTATGATATCTACAACAAAGATGCTGCACAGAAAGCAGCTAATGGTAAAGGCACAGGAGGTTAAGAAATGGCACAACGTGAATTACAAGTAACAGCCTTACGGCCTGCTGCTCAAGCGCAGGAAACTTATGTACGCCCAGAGTTTGAGAACAATCAGGCAGCTATCAATCGCTTAACTCAGAGTATTAAAGCGACAAACGACACACGCTCAAAGCAGCAAGCACAGATAGATGCTGTTAAAGAATCCTTAGAAGGTGGAGTTGAAGACCCTAATGACCGTACAGGTTGGAGTACAAACCCTGTCTACGTGTCAGCACGTTTAGAAGCAAGGGGTGTCCAGTATGGCGACCAGTTGCTGACTCAGGTACAGGACAACTACAACAGTGATTTCAAACTAAGCTCAAGAGATGATGGCACTGACTTAGAAGGATGGATAAATGAACAGTTGGCTCCTGCTACAGAAGCCCTAGGTGATAACGCATTCCTACTCTCAGGCGCTAGCTCAGTGCTGTCAGGAGTGCGTGAGAAGTTACGGGCTGCACATTTAAACTACCTTGATGAACGCGCTAAGGCTGAAACAACTTCCAACATGGGCTTTCAGGTTGACCGTATTATCCAAGGTAAAGTCCCGAAAATCTTGGATGATGGCACAACGGCTGAAATGAATATCTTTGACAAGATAACTGGATTGAATGACTACGGCTTAGAGTTAGCTGCAACCACTCACATGACAGCGGGTGAGGCGAATGAAGCTGTCTTCAATTATACGCTAGACAAAGCTTTATCCTTTGAGGATGCTGAAGAAGGTTTGGCCTATCTAGACCTTGCAGCTCAGTTGATATATGCCAAAGCTGGTGATGGTGCAGTCAACGCTAAAGCTTCACATGCTATTGCGATAGCTGAAGACAAGTTAGAAAGTAAGATGCGCCAAGATGCAAGGGATAAAGCAGCTGCTCTCAAGACTCAACGGGAGAATGCTGCCAGAACGATGTCCAATACGTTAGTAATTGGAATGATGGACGCACATGCGAATGGTCAAGTGTTCAAAGTAACTCAGGAAGATTATACCCGATTCAGTGATGAAGCTGACATGGATGCTACTGAGGTGAACAAGCTTGTCAATTCGATGAAAGCCTCATTTGAGGTTGAAGAGCATACCACCCAACGGGATAACTGGTTCAAGCTCAGTACATCATTTAATCAATTACGCGGTAGCCCAAGTGGTCTTAAAGGCGCTTATGCTGATATGTATAAGATGGTAGGAGATGGGCTGCTACATCACTCACGCCTTAAAGAAGCACAAACTCTGCTTAAAGAGTTGGAGACAGCCGCCCCTGTGGTTAAGCATAAGATTCTTGAAGATAGCATGAGGTCTTACATTAAGGGCGCTGTTGAACGTACCAGTGAGTGGGATTCGAATGCTGATGAGAAAGAGGCAGAGTATCAAGAACAATGGTACGCCTTGCTAACACCGTTGATTAATGCCCACTACTTCGTTGACCCAAAAGAAGAAGGTGCTGTGCCTAAAGGTTTCCCATCATCTAACCAGTTACAGATGTGGGCGCAACAAGTTAAAGCAGGCATGAATGAACAATACGCCGATGATGTCCGTGCCCAAACAGCAACTACGGAAGCAGTAAATGAGTGGAATTCTGAAGTGTTGGCAGTTCTTAGTAACTCAGCAACAACGCCTGAAAGAGATGGCAAGGTTAATATCGCATGGCAGAACGGTGTAGGTACATCAGGAATCACGACATTTGATGGTGAGCCAAGCTTTGACAAAGTGAATGCCCACTACAAAGCGCGTCCATTTGTACAGATGATGGTGGAAATCTTTAAGATGGACCCGACATATGAATTTGAGTGGGGCAATAATGAGTTTGGGAAGGTAGGCGTAGCTTCTGCTGCACAGCATTTTGACCGCGTTTATGGGGCAGGTGCTGCTGATATGTGGTGGAAAGAGTATCACGGGCCTGTGTACAGATTAACAAGCTCAGACTACAGCTCAAAGGTGCTTAACATTAGAGCTATAGAGAATGAGTATCGTGCATCTAAACAGAAACCTAAACAGCAACCTACACAGTAAGCTAGATAATGAGAGATTAATTAATGACAAATGAGAAACCTACAAGCTCATTCATAGAGGACGATGATGGTAATCTAGTAGATAAGGGGCAGGCAAATACGCCTGTCACTGAACCTGTCACTGAACCTGTGGAGAATGCTCCTGCGTACAGTTCGTTTATTGAAGACGGCCCTACTGAGATTAAGGCCTCTACAGAATATACGGAAGAAACCTTCCATACAGACTCACAATCCATAGCTGACTCAAGGCTGTTAGCTAGTCGCATCATTGCAGCACCTGTCCGTCAATCAGAGACTCAGGGCCATCACATTGCTGTTGAGATGGCACAGGGAATTCCTGCACGTAGTACCGAGAGTATCAAAGCTACGTTGGATGCTGAGAAAGCATCTGACCCAGCTTATGAAGCTGCTTATATTGAATCATTGAATGATGGTGACTTCACCCGTGAGACTTTGGATTGGCTAGGTGAAACTCGCTGGAACATGGTCAAGATGGGAGAGCTTGCCTTTGATGTTGGTGATTGGTCTGACGATGAACAACTAGCTCTTGTACGGCTTATGGCTAACTATGAAGAGCTGCCTATCTCTTGGGAGACTACCAAACGTGCAGCGAAAGGCTTAGCAACAGACCCTAGCACCTATATTGGATTAAGCTTTGTGCTGCAGGCACTTTCTAAGATAGCTCTAAAGCCTGCTGCTTCTGCAGCGGTTAAAGAGCTGATGAAGAAGACAGGTGTTGTCGCTGGTATAACAGGCACTGAAACAGCAATTTACACGGCTACTGATGATTTATTAAACCAGAAGATTCAGGTAGATACAGGCCAGCAAGAAGGTTATAACTTAGGCCAGACTGCGACAGCAGCAGGTGTAGGCTTTGGGTTTGGTGCAACCATTGGTGGTGTATTAGCTGCAGCTGGTGCAAAGATGGCTTCGCGTAAATCGACTCCCCGCACATTCTCAGAGATGGTGGATGAGCAAGCAGCTAAAGCTACTGATGAAGTCGCTGACGATGTTGATGGTGTCATTGATGAAGTGGCCGATGATGTTGATGAGTTAGCTGATGAAGTTTCAGATGATGATTATGCTGATATGTTCATGGATGAGTTCACTGACGATGACTTCAATCTATTACATGATACAGACTCATCTATCCTAGCTGATGACATTATTGATGAGTTCCCAACAGTAGAAGCTGATGGTTCTGTTGCTAGGGAGATTGTCCCTGATGAAACACCTCTACCTGCAACCACAGTTATGCCATCAAACCTGCGTGGAGCTTCTCCTCGCTATGGATATGGTGCAGATAACTACGGTGTCAAATGGGAAAGTGATGTAGACAAGGCGCTCTATATTATAGCAGGTAAAGGTACATCCAAATCCCATGATGAATACATGGCATTTCTACGCGGTGTGTTTCCTGACAAGTCTGTAGATGAGATATCCGCAATGGGTATGAAAGTCAAAGATAAGCTAAAGGAATCTGCAAAGAATCGTGATGCTGACTTGGACGGCAACCTTGTGGTTAAGCAGATGTTTGAACCTGAGAAGAACCCACGTAGAGCTAAAGGACAAGCGAAAGCTGATGACCCTACGCCTGTGAAGTATTCTGAGAATGAAACTCAGAAGATGCCGTACAATGTCATGAAGATGCAAACATCCCGTGATGTTAGAGGCTTGGTTCTCAAGCGTTCTCAGCACTACCTTGATGAGAATCCGCGTATACCGCAGACACTGGATGATGTGATTGAAGAAGGTCAGAAAGCTGCGCGTGAATTAGCAGAAGCCACAGGTGGCGACATTGACGCAATCACCAAAGTTCTTCATGGCGACATTGATGAGCTGCGTATTATCAACTCACGTATTAAAGCAACCCGTGACTTACATGTCTGGGCCTACGATGAGATGGTACGCCTAGCTAAACTGTCTGATAAGGTAGGTTTAAACAGGAAAGAGACTGCTGTACTCGCCCAGACAATTGAGCTTGTGAACAGCCTTACACCTATTACCTTGAAGCAATCTGCTGAAGCATCACGGACTCTTGGTGCTAGACGGACAATGGCAGTTGCTGATAACACACTTATCACAGGCAAGATTAATGGTGTGGTTGATGAAGGTGTTGAACGTGTTGTTCCAAATATGGATGACAGCTTCATTAAGACGGTGAATGATGGTGACGGTAATCTAGTAGTGAAAGCTGCTGTTGACCAGATACTATCAGGCATTGCTAATGGCACTTTGAAATCTCCTAGAGACTTGAAGAAAGTGATGAATCCTTTATGGCTTGCAAAAGCTATTAAGGAAATCCAACGGGTTCGTGCTGGTAGCATGCTCTCAGGTCTTACAACCTTATCTATGGCTTTCGTGTCTAACTTCTATAATGCATGGGCTGAACCTGCATTACATTGGGTAGGTCATACCAACTTACATCTGACTGCAAAAGCTCGTGCTTCTGCAATGGATGATGCTCTAGAGCGTACACATGCCTTGGCACAATACACAGGTAATATTACTTACCTTAAGCATGGATTGAAGCAAGCATGGGAAGCGTTGAAGACAGGTAAGCATATAACTGACCCCAACGTAACGCGCCTTGAGAACGCTCAAACGGAAGGATGGGCAGGTAAGACTAAGAAACGTGTAGCCTATGAGGCTGTCACAGGTTGGTCACATGTTGCTTTGTTAATGCTTGATGAGTTCCATAAGTCTACCCGTGCGATGTCACTGGCGCAGGCTGATGCGATTGTTGCTGCTAAACGGCTGCAGTTAGAAGCACAGGCGGCTGGTAAGAAGTCATTCAAAGAAGGCTCTGAAGAATGGAAGAAGTTCATCCAGAAGGAAATGACTTCTAAGTTTGATGAGACAGGCGCTCTTACCGATGATGCTATTAAGCGTCAGGTTCAGATGGAGACTTACACTGAAGAGTTGGTTGGCCCTATAGGCAATGCTGTGAATGGAATGGCCCGTTGGGGTCATGGTGCTGGTGGATTTGTCTTACCATTCAGACGCGCCCCGTTGAACTCTATCTCTTACGCAATGCAATACTTAACTCCACCTATCCCTGATGGGATGATGAAGAAATATAAGTTCTTTGCAAAGCAGGCAGACATCTTGGAGTCAGGTGACAAAGTGCAGATAGCTAAACTACATGCGCGTCGTAAAGTTGGCGGTATGATGTTAGGTCTTGCATGGTACATGACGAATGGTAATGAGATGACAGGTGGTGGTCCATCTAATTGGGAAGACCGTAAAGCATGGGTTAATGCTGGTAACAAACCTTACTCTATCAAGATAGCAGGTGAATGGATTCCTTATGCCAAGATTGAACCTTTCGCTACTGTGTTCGGTACAGTTGCCAACATCCATTACGTTACTACCATGGACCCAGAGAGATACCAGAAAGGTGCGCTGGAGCAGTTAGGAGCTTTGCAGTTATCAATGACTGAAGTAATGCTGAACAAGGCTTACTTCCAATCCTTTGGTGATTGGATGAAGTTAATGACAGGTGAAGATGATATGACTGTGAAAATGGGCCAATCATTACTGTCCTCATTCACGCCTAACATCCTCCGTCAAGTTAATGATGACCCGTTTGTCCGTGAAGCTAATACAGCGATGGAACAAATCAAGTCATCTGTAGCTGGCTGGTCGGATGAAATGGGTGCTAAGTATGATGTGATGGGCATGCCCCGTCTTAAGCCTAATGATGGATGGTATCTGTTCAAGCAGACTAAGACATTCGCTGACTTTGATAATGAGTACAAGCTGGTGGCTCAAGAAATCTATGAGCTAAAGATGCTCCATGATAAGTCAGGACTGCTGGGTGATACTCCAAAGAACATCGGGGTAGGCCGTGCAGATATGCAGGATGTCTATGATGGTGGTACTGAAGAGTCTGTCTATGCGAAGTACAACCGTTTCATTGGTGAAGCCGAGATTAATGGGCAGAGTCTTAAGCAGGCGTTGGCAGAAGCTATACGCTCTGATAAATATCAGGAACGTCCGAAGTCTGTTTACTTAGATGTGAACTCACCACATGTGGCTTATCTATCGAAGATAATCTCAGCTTATCGGAAGGTAGCTAAGAAAAGGCTCTACGAAGAGTCTCAAGCTTTCTCAGATTTGCATGATGATTACATGAGGCGTTCATTCCAAGTTAAGAACGGCCAGTAGTAAACCCTTTAAAGCCCTGCATTAGCAGGGTTTCTTTTATCTAATACATAGAGGCAATTATGGCTTTATCCTTTGTTCAATACACAGGGGATGGGACTAACAAAGTCTTCAACGTGACTTTTCTGTACCTATCTCAAGATAACGTACAGGTCGTAGTTGATGGCGTAGCTAGTCCATTCACATGGCTTGACTCAAGCCGCATAGAGTTTACTAACGCTCCAGCTAACGGAAGTGTAGTGGACATAAGACGTTTAACCAACCGCGCCCAGCGTGAGGTTGATTTCCAAGATGGCTCTGTACTGACAGAAGCTGCTCTTGATGCTGACAGTGGTCAAATATTCCACTTAGCTCAAGAAGCCTTTGACGCAGCAGACAATACCATCAAATTAACACCCAGCGGTGTCTTCGATTCTGAAGGTAAACGCTTAACTAATCTTCCTAATCCTACTGATGATAATGACGCGGTAACCAAAGCTTATGCTGACGGTGTTCGTGCTGATTCTGAAACACGACACACGGACATAGTAACCAAGCACACAGAAGTAATCATTAAAGCCTCAGACGTTACACAAATCCGTGACGAACTCTATGGCT